GTGGTTCTCTCTCCGACGCGAGAACCACGCACCCGGCACCCCGAACCGGTTCGGGTCTTTCCGCCCCGTTTCGGCGCATTTCGTGGGGTTTCCGTGGCTAATCGGAAGAAACCCGCCCCGATCTACGGTCGGGTCCGGTCCGCGCTCGAGGTCACGATCACCGAGCTCGAGCGCCTCGGCCGCCTCACCCCTACCGACGCCGCCCGCGTTGAGATCGCCCGCACCCTCGCCGACGCCCTCGACCAGGAGCCGGCATCCGCGATCTTGTGGCGCGAGTATCGTGCCGCCGAGAAACAACTACGAGAGGAGACCCATGAGCACAATGACCCTTTCGACCAACTCCTCGCGAGCCTGTCCGCCGAGGTTCGGAACGAAAAGAAACCCGCGAAGGCGAAACCGCGGACATGAGGTAGCGGCTATCGCCCAGGCGCTCGGGTTCGAGCTCATGCCCTGGCAACAGCTCGTGGCCGATGTTGCCACCGAGGAGCACCCGGACGGACGCCCCGTCTACTCCCAGGTCACGGTCCAGGTCCCCCGGCAATGCGGCAAGACGACCCTCCTCCTCGCCCTCGAGATTCACCGCGCCCTCATGTACGGCGGCGCTCAGGCGATCGCGTACACCGCCCAGACCGGGATGGACGCCCGCCAGAAACTCATGCGTGACCAGGTCCCCATGATCGAAGGGTCAAGCGTCCGGTCGGCGCTCCGCCGCATCTACCGGGCGAACGGCACCGAGGCCGTCATCTTCCGGAACGGGTCCCGGATCGACCCGCTCCCGAACACTCCGAGCGCCGGCCACGGCCGCACCCTCGACCTCGCCATCATCGACGAGGCCCGCTTCGACGTCGACGACACTCGCGAAGCGGCGCTCCTCCCCGCAATGGTGACCCGCCCCCGCTCCCAGCTCTACGTCATCTCCACCGCCGGCGACGCGACCTCGGTCTACTTCCGGAAGAAAGTCGAGGACGGCCGGCGCCTCGTGACCGAGAAACGCCAGGAGGCCCGCGCCTTCTTCGACTGGTCCTACGACGGCGACGACATCGACGACCCGGCGGTCTGGTACCGGACGATCCCGGCGCTCGGGTACACGATCACCGAGGACGCCATCCGGTCCCGCCTCGAGACCGCTAGGGCGGAGGACAAGGAGAACACCTTCCGCCAGGAGTACCTCTGCCAATGGACCGTCGTCGAGTCCTCCGCCATCCCGGAGCGCTACCTCGTCCGCGTCCTCGACAAGGCCGCCGCCCCCACGGGGCGCCTCTGTTTCGGGATCGACGTCGCCCTCGACCGGTCCGCCGCCTCGATCGTCGTCGCCGACGACACCGGCCGGATAGAGCTCATCGAAGCGCGGGACGGCGTCGGCTGGGTAGTCGACCGCGCCCTCGACCTCTGGCGCCGGCACAAGGCTCCCCTGGTCGTCGACGGCTACTCACCGGCGAACTCCCTCGTCGACCGTCTCGAGACCGGCGGGGTGCCGGTCGCGCGGTACACGCTCCGCGACATGACCGCCGCCACCGGTGCCCTCTACGACGCCATCCTCGAGGACACGGTCCGTATCCGCCCGTCCCCACATCTCGAGGCGGCGCTCCGTTCCGCCCGCAAGAAAACAGTCGCCGCCGGCTGGCTCTGGTCAAGGACCGACATCGACGTCGACATCTCGCCTCTCTTCGCGGCGACCCTCGCCTACTATCACGCCACGAACCGGCGCCCACCCGAAACGAAGAGGAGCGCGATCTTCTAATGAAACACCTTCCCACTACCCTCCAGGTCATCGGGACTAGCATGGTGACCGTGAGTCTCCTACTCGTCGCGATCCCGCTCGGCCTCGCCTTCGCCGGCGTGAGCATGGTCGCGTTCGGGATAGCCGCCGAGAGGTCCTAATGCTCAACCGCCTCCTCCAACCGAAGAACCAGAACCGGGCCGCCTACGTCGACTCCCAGGGCCGCATCTCCCGGACATGGGTCGACACCTACGCCGGCGTCGTCGTCGACGTCGCCACCACCCTCGAAGTCCCGGCGATCTGGCGAGCGGTCACCATGATCTCCGACGACGTCGGCTCCCTCCCGATCCACGCCTACCGTGGCGAACGCCGGCTCCGCCCCACGCCACGCATCCTTGAGCGGCCGAACCCTTTCGAGACCCCGATGGAAACCTACTCGGCGATGGCGGCGGCGCTCCTCCTCCACGGGAACTACATCGCGCTCAAGGGTCCCGCCGGTCTGTCCGGGTATCCGGACTATCTCGTCCCCGTCGACCCGGCGAAGGTGTCCATCATCGCGAAGGATGGCCGGAAGTATTTCCGCATCGACGAACGGACCTACAACGACGAGCAAGTGTTCCACATCAAGGGTTTCTCGTTGCCCGGTGAGATCGCCGGCGTCGGCATTGTCGCCGCCCAGCGCCAGGGCATCGGCGCCGCGATCGCGGTCATGGAGTACGCGGCCCGCTACTTCGACGGCGGCGCGATGCCATCGTATGCGATCAAGTCGGAAAACCCGGACCTCACCCAGGAAGAGGCGGAGCTCCTCAAGCAGAAGTGGATGGAGCACTACGGCGGCCGCTCCCGTATCCCCGCGGTCCTCAACGCTTCGACCGACATCAAAGAACTCACCGCGAACGCGAACGACGCCCAACTTGTCGAGGCCCGGAACCAGTCCATCCTCGACGCCGCGAACATTGTCGGCGTCCCCGGTGCCGCGGTCGGCGCCCCGAACACTTCCCGCACCTACACGAACACCGAACTCCAGGCCCTCGAATACATCAAGACCAGCCTCCGCCCGCTCACGACCCGCATCGAGCAAGCAATGAGCGACCTTATCCCGCGGGGCCAGACCGCCCGGTTCTCGTTCGACGCGATGCTTCGCGCCGACACCTTGACCCGCTACCAGGCGCACAAGATCGCCCTCGAGTCCGGGTTCCTGACCGTCGACGAGGTTCGCCAGATCGAGAACCGGGAACCCCTCAACGACGACTCGGACGACGTCGCTGGCGTCGACGACCTCGAGGACGACATCGAGGACGACGAACAGCTCCCCGGAGATCCGACCGCGGAGGTCGGTCCCGCCTTCGACATGGAGGACATCAACGCATGAACCTAGAAACCCGCTCCTACGAACTCGACCTCGAGGTCCGGGCCGACACCGACGGCCGCACGATCTGTGGGATCTGTGTCCCGTATGACGTCGAGCAACGCATCCACCCGACATTGACCGAAGTGTTCCGGCGCGGTGCGTTCGCGAACGTGGCCCGCGCCGCGCACCGCGTCAAGCTCCTCGTCGGCCACGACGCCCAAGCGCTCCCGATCGGGAGAGCGACCCTCCTCCGCGAGGATGAGCGCGGCCTCTACGGCGAGTTCCGCGTGAGCAAGGGACAGCGCGGCGACGACATCCTCGAGCTCGTCCGCGACGGCGCCCTCTCCGAGATGTCCGTCGGGTTCCAGCCGCTCAAGGACAAGCGCCGCTCCGACGGCGTGATCGAGCGTCTCGCGGCGCACCTTGCCGAGGTTTCCCTCGTCACGTTCGGCGCCTACGGACAGGCCGCCTCCGTGGTCGGTGTCCGCGAAGAGTCCGCGACCCCGAACCTCGACGCCGTCCAGGACCTCCTCCGGGACATCCGCCGATGATCGGGCAACAGCACACCGTCGGCACCACCCCGACCCTCATCATCGACTCCGACTCAACGAACCGGACCATCGTCCTCCACGCCATCGGGAACGGCGTCGTCTACCTCGGCGGCGCGACCGTCGCCGCCGGCTCCGGGTTCTACCTTGACAAGGCCGCCGGCGCCGTCGTGCTCCAGATCCCACCCGGCGAGAAGCTCTACGGGATCGTTACCACCGGGACCGACGTCATCTCCACCCTCCTCCCGGACGCCTAATGCCCTGGCACCTTGAGGACGACCACCCCGGATGTGACGGCGTCGCCGTCGTCAAGGACGAAGGGTCCGAGCTCGTCGGATGCCACCGCACCCGCACCCAGGCCCTCGCCCAACTCGCCGCCCTCAACATTGCCGAACCCCAAGAGGACCGCGCTGAAGGGTACGCCCCGTCCGACGGCATGGTCGAAGAGGTCACGACCCCGAACCTCACCCTCGCCCGCGAACTCCTCGCCGACCTTCACCGGTTGCGCTAGACTGACAGTCAGTCGGCACCCCACCGGCACCGGGTCGAGCACCCCGCACTAGCGGCACCCTCCCCGGTCGCGAGAGTGGCACCCCGTAGCCCACACCGACCACGACTACGGGAGAAACCCAACGTGAACACTTTCCTCAACAACCTCCACGAGACCCGCTCCGCCAAGACCGGCCTCATCGACGCCACCCTCAACCGCGCCGCCGACGAGAACCGCGACATCACCGAGGTGGAGCTCGCAAACATTCAGGCACTCAAGCTCGAGATCGAGAAGCTCGACGAGCGCATCGAGCAGATCACCGACCTCGAGGTCCGCAAGGCGAAGGCCGCCGAGCTGGCCGCGTCCGTGACCGGCGAGACCGAGACCCGCTCCGCCGCCCCGGCCCGCGTCACCTACGAGGAGCCGACCTACCACGAGCGCGGCGCGAACTCGTTCATGCAGGACGCCATCGCCGCCGAGTTCGGCGGGTCCTACGAAGCCCGCGAGCGCATCCAGCGCTATCAGAACGAGGTCCGCCTCGAGAAGCGCGACAGCGGCTCGAGCAACTTCGCCGGCCTGGTCGTGCCTCAGTACCTCGTCAACCAGTTCGCACCGCTCCGCCGTGCGGGTCGCCCGTTCCTCGACATCTCGAACCGGCAGACGCTCCCCGCGTCCGGTATGACCGTGAACATCGGTCGCCTCACGACCGGCATCACGAGCTACGTCCAGGCGAGCGAGAACACCGCACCGACCGAGTCCAGCCCGGACGACACGCTCCTCACCGTCAACGTGAACACCGTCGCCTCCATGTGGGACCTGTCGAAGCAGGCCGCGCTCCGCGGTGTCGGCGTCGAGGACCAGCTCCTCGGCGACGCGATCCGCTCGTACCACACGAAGCTCGACGGCCTCGCGATCAACGGCTCCGGCTCGTCCGGTGAGGCTCGCGGCGTCCTCAACACTTCCGGCATCAACGCCACGACCTACACGGACGCCTCCCCCACATGGGCCGAGTTCTTCCCGAAGCTCGTCGCCGCCGTCCAGGACGTGAACTCGAACTTCTACTCGAGGCCGACCCACATCGTCGCGCACCCGAGCCTCGTCGGTTGCTGGCTCCGCGCCCTCGACACCACGAACCGCCCCATCTTCGGACCCACCTCTGGCAACCCGATGAACGCGGCCGCCGTGTACGACACCCCCGACTACCTCGGTGGCGGACTCCAGATCCTCGGCCTCCCGGTCGTCCAGGACGCGAACGTCCCGACGAACCTCGGCGCTGGCACGAACGAGACCGCCGTCATCATCGGCGATTTCCGCGAGTCCTACATCTGGGAAGAGAACGGCGGCGACCCGCTGTACGTCCGCTTCGAACAGCCCGACGGCAACATCGCCATCCGGACGGTCCTCTTCGGGTTCTCGGCGTACACCGCCGGCAAGTACCCGACGGCGTTCTCCGCGATCACCGGGACCGGCCTCATCACCTCCACCTGGGCCTAGCCACCACGGACAGCCGGGGCGACGCACAGCGCCCCGGTTAGCCGGCGCACAGCATGGACCGCGACCGCATCATCGCCGCACTCGAGCAGGAACTCGCCGCCTACCTCCGGCGGGGCCTTGCCCACCGTGCCGACCAGGTCCGCGAAGAGCTACGCCGGCTCGGTGGCTCGGTGCCCACGATCGCCGAGACTGTGCCCACCGAGTCGGCTAGCACCCCCGAGGAGCCCGCCAGACGCGCCAGGAAGCCCCAGGAGCGCGTCCGGGACGCCGAAGGTATCAAGACACCCCAACCCGCCAAGAAGCCCGCGAGGAGGCCGAAATGACCGTCACAAACGGGTACATCACCCTCGCGAACCTCAAGACCTACCTCAAGATCGACGACTCCGTCGACGACGTCCTCCTCGAGAAGATCATTGAGTCCGCCTCCCGGAGCATTGACCGGATCGCCAACCGGCGTTTCTACCTCGACTCGACGGCAACGGCCCGCACCTACCGCCCGATCGGGAACCTCCGCGTCCAGGTCGACGACTTCGGCACCACCACCGGCCTCGTCGTCAAGACCGACCCCGGCTCCACCGGTGTCTACGCGACGACCTTCACCCTGAACCAGGACTACATCGTCGAACCGACGAACGCCCTCGCCCTCGGCCGCCCGTTCACCACCATCACAATCGTGGGCCCGACCGCGTTCTCCCTCCCGGTGAACTACTGGCCCCAAGTCGAAGTGACCGCCAAGTGGGGATGGCCGACCGTCCCCGACGACGTCACCGAAGCGACCTACATCCTGTCCGCCGACCTCTACAAGAGGCGCGACTCGGTCGGCGGAGTCCTCGGCCTGTCCGAACTAGGCGCAATCCGCATGAGCCCCCTCGGCCGGGACATCGCCGCAATGGTCCGCGCCTACCGGCGCGAGTTCTTCGCATGACCCCGAACGGCGTCCGCGCCGGTCTCGGCACCGCCCTCGACACGATCACCGGGCTCCGTGTCTTCGACTACGTCCCCGACTCTCTGTCCCCGCCGGCGGCCGTTGTCGAACCTCTCGAGGTTGACTACGACGAAGCAATGCGGCGCGGGCTCGACTTCTACCGCGCCTTCATCCTCATCATCGTCGGGAGGATGTCCGACCGGTCCAGCCAGGACCGCCTCGACGCCTACGTCGCCGGCTCCGGTGCGAGCTCCGTAAAGGCCGCACTCGAAGCGGACAAGAGTCTCGGCGGCGCCTGTTTGACACTCCAGGTCACCTCGGCACGACCCCGCGAGGTAGTAGTCTCTGGGGTGAACATGATCGCCTACCGTTTCGAGGTTTCCATCTATGGCTAACTACAAGGTCCTCGTCGAGAACTCGACCCTCGGTCCCGTCGGGACCGTGGTGACCGAGGCCGACATCATCGCCGCCCCCGCCGACGTCGAGCTCCTCCTCGCCGCTGGGATCGTCGAGTCCACCACCACCAGCAAGAAAGACAAGGAGTAGGGCTATGGCCGTATTCGTTCTCACCGACGCGAGCGTCACGATCAACACAGTCGACCTCTCGTCCTACGTCACGAACGTGACATTCACCTACGAGAAGGACCAGGTCGAGACGACCGCAATGGGAGCAACCGGCCACGTCTACACCGGCGGACTCCAGAACCTCTCGGTCGCCGTCGAAATGAACCAGGACCTCGCCGCCGGGAAAGTGTTCGACACGATCTACGCGGCGGTCGGTTCCGGCTCGAACACTCTGATCGTGAAGAGCCTCTCGACCGGCTCCCCGAACCCGACCCTCACGGTCTCGAACGCCTTCCTCCCGTCCGCCCCGATTGTCCAGGGCGCCGTCGGAGACCTCGCCAAGACGAGCGTCACGTTCGTCGGTGGAACGGTCGTCAAGAGCTAGCCATGCCGATCGACGTCACCGTCCAGCACAGGGACGGGCAGACAGTCACCGCGACAGTCTGGCCGTCGACCGAGGTCGAGTTCGAGGACCACTTCGAGATCGTCTGGTCCGAAGCGTTCGCCCGCGACCACGTCCCCCAGAAATACCTCTACTTCGTCGCCTACCACGCCGAGAAAGACGCCGGCAAGACCGGCCTCGACTTCCCGGAATGGCTCCGCACCGTCGCCTCCGTCGCTATCGCCGGCGAACCCGCGGACCCTTCCCCCCCGGTAGCACCACCTGGCTCATAGGTGCTCTCGCCGTAAGGACCGGGATCTCGCCGCTAGAACTACTCAAGACCCCGCCCCGCATCCTCGCCGTCATGGTCGAGCAAGTGTGGCCTCGGGCAGACATCAAGACAGGAGCGGACGCATGGCAGGGACTGGCGTCTTCGGATTTCGGCTAGGCGACCAGGACGCCCCGATCCGTGCCGACGTTGTCGGCCTCCGCGAAGTCCAACGCGACCTCCGCAAACTCGGCGACGACACTAAAACCGAGATGAAGGACACGCACAAGGCGGCCGCCGAGGTCGTCGTCCTCGGCGCGAAACGTCTCGTCCCGTATCGCACCGGCGCCCTCGCCAACTCGATCCGTGCCCTCGCCTCGAACACTTCCGGGCGGGTCCGCGCCGGCTCCGCCTCCGTGCCCTACGCCGGCCCGATTCACTTCGGATGGCCGGCCCGCCGTATCGCCCCCCAGCCTTTCATCTATGACGCGATGGACCAGCGGGTCGACGAGATCCGTGGCCTCTACGACCAGCGCATCAACGAGCTGATTGAGAAGTACGACCTCTCCTCCGGGCAACCGGTGAAACAGGCGCGAGCCGCTCGAGCCGCCGCCGGGAAGCGTGACACCGGCAGACAACCCGACGCCCTCCTCAAGGACGCCGCCGGGCGCATCATCGGCGGGGTCTACGACACCGACGTCGTCTACTTCTAGAATGGCGCTATGGCTCGCGGAATCTCTGTTGTAATCTCCGGGTCCGCGGCCCCGCTCCGCAAGGCGATCCGGGAGGCGACCGACAGCCTCGGCCGGATGAGCACCGGCGCGACGCTCGCGTTCGGTGCCGCCGCCACCGCGACGACCCTCTTCGCGAAGCAAGCGATCCAGGCCGCCGCCGACGACCAGAAACAGCAGGCGCTCCTCGCCCGCCAGCTCCAGGTCTCGACTGGCGCCACCCGCGCCCAGGTCGCCGCCGTCGAGGACTACATTGACGCCACGCAACGCTCCGTAGCGGTGTCGGACACCGAACTTCGCGCCGCGTACCAGTCCCTCGCCGTCTCTACGAAAGACCTTGCCACCTCCCAGGACCTCCTGAACGTCTCTATCGACGTCGCCGCCGCTACCGGGAAGTCGACCTCGAGCGTCGCCGAGGCGCTCGCCCGTGGGTACGCCGGCAACACTCGCGCACTCGCCACCCTGTCCCCCGAGGTGAAGAAGGCGATTAAGGACGGCGCCACCTTCGCCGACGTCCTCGACATCCTCCGCCGCAACTTCGCCGGCGCCGGCGCCGAAGCATCCCAGACGATGGCGGGCCAGCTCGCAATCCTGGGGAACACGGTCGACGAGGCGAAGGAGTCCATCGGGGCGGCCCTCTTGCCCGCCCTCCAGGCTCTCATCCCGAACCTTGTCAACCTGGCGAACTTCGCCGGCCGTAACGCCGCCCTCCTCGGCGGTCTCGCGGTCGCGCTCGGTGTGTTCACCGGTGGCATCCTGGCCGCTCGAGGGGCGCTCGCCGCATGGAACACGATCGCTACGGCGACGAGGCTCATCAACCTCGCCCTCGGGCTCTCGTTCTCCGCGGTCCAGATCGCGACCGGGGTCGGCATCGTCACCGCGCTCGCCGCTATCCCCGTGTACCTCAAGATGAAGGACACCTTCGACAAGCTCAAGACGTCGACCGGGGAATACAACGTGGCGCTCGGCGCCGTCATCACCTCCCAGAAACAACTAAACGACTACATGGGACCCGTCCCGTCCCGCGACCTCGCCACCTTCCAGAAGCATTACTCCGGGATAGCGGACGTCGCCCCGAAGGCCGCCGCCGGTGTCGACAAGGCGGCGAAAGCGTTCCAGACGATGAAGGACCGCCTCACGTCCGCGAAGCAGGCGCTCCGCCAGTACGTCGACGGTATCCGCGACACGATCGCCGGCTCCGTGAGCCTGTCGAGCGCCCTATCCGACGCCGACTCCCAGCAAGCCGCCGCAACTAAAGGTGTCGCCGACGCCCTTGAGGACCGGAAAAACGCCTACGAAGCCCTCAACCAGGCGCAACAGACCGACGACGTGAAAGCACTCGGCGACGCCCTGAAGCGCGTCGAGGACGCCGAGCGGCGCGTCACCGAGGCGCAAGCGGTGAAACCGAAGAGCTACACCGAACTATTCCGGGAACAAATCAACGCCGCGAAAGAGTTCGCCGGCAACATTAGAAACCTCATCGCCGCCGGCCTCGGCAAGGCGGGCCTCGCCCAAATACTTAACCTCGGGCCCGTCGCCGGGAACGCCGTCGCGAAGGACCTCCTCGCCGGCACCGCTGGACTCACGATCGGGGAACTCAACACGAGCCTCTCAGACGTTGCCGCCGCCGGCTCCGCCGCCGGTATGGCCTTACCGGGCTACACCCAGGCGCTCGGCGCCACCGTCGGCGGGACCGCCGCCGCCCCGACGATCATCATCCAGGCCGGCGTCGGTGACCCGGCCAGTATCGGGAAAGAGGTCGCCGCCGTCCTCAACTCCTACGGCGCCAAGACTGGCGGCGTCCCGATAACAGTCAAGCGCCCCAAGGCAACGCCCGCCCGGAAAGGGTCGAAGGTCGGGTAATGCCGAACCCTGTGACGAAGGTCGAGATCGCGTTCGCCGTCGGCCCGTATGTCGAGTCCCCCACCTGGACAGACGTCACGACCTACGTCCGCGCCTTCTCGGTGCGCCGTGGCCGCGCCTCCGAGGTTGAAAACTTCGAGGCCGGCACCGCGAACCTTGTCCTCGACAACCGCGACCGCCGTTTCGACCCGTTCTACACGAGCGGCCCCTACTACGGGAACCTCGTGCCCCGCCGCCAGATCCGCATCTCTGGCACCGTCGGCGCCACCTCCTACGCGATCTTCCGCGGATACATCGACGGATGGCCCGTCACCCTCACCGACGCCGGGTACGACTCCACCGTGACCCTCTCCTGTTACGACACGCTCGGCCTCATCGCCGACGAAGAACTCCCCGACGACCTCTCCGACGCCTACATCCGGAGCCTTTCACCGCGGCACTACTACCCGCTCGACGACCCGATCGACGGGCTCACCCCGACGACCGTCGTCTGTAACGACGCCGGCTCCTTACCTCTCGACCTGAAGCCGACCGTCACCTCTGCCCAGACCCGCATCGGCAACCTCGACGGGATGGCACCCGCCCTCGCGAACACTTCCCTCAGTCTCGACGACCCGGTCGAGGTCCGCCTCCAGGGCTACAACTCCGGCATCATCACGACACCCGCCGCGATGACCGTCAGCCTCTGGTGGGTCCTGTCCCAGCCGACTATCTCGACCCTCATCACCCAGGTCGTTAGCGGGTTCGTCGTCGAAGCGTCATACAGTCTCTCGACCGCCACCCTCACCGTCGACGTCACGAACAGCTCAACCGGGAACCGAAACCGGTACACCGCGACGAGTTTCACGGTCGATACGACCATCCCGCACCATCTCGCGATCGTCGTCGCCGCCGGCGGCACCGCCACCGTCTACCTCGACGGCGTCGCCGTTTCGATGTCGGTCGCCGCGAGCGCCCTCATCGTCGACCGATCCGAGTCGGTCCTCCTCCGCGCCGGCCAATACCAGCAACTTGCCGTGATCCCGTCCGCCCTCACCCAGACCCAGGTCCAACAGCTCTACCTCCTCGGAAACTCGAAACTCCCGGAGGGAACGGTCGCCCGCTTCCAGCGCATCATCGGGTACACGAGCGTCCCCGCTGGTCTGACCGCGACCCCGTCGACGACCTACGTCGCGAACCTCATGCAGATCGGCGCCGGCGGACCGCCCGTCACCCAGGAACTCCAAACCCTCGCCGACTCCGAAGGCGGCAACGTGTACGTCTCCAAGACCGGCGTCCTCACCCTGACCTCCCGGAACGCCATCTTCGAGGGTCGGAGCCTCACCTCCCAGGCCACGTTCGGTGACACCGGGATTACCCTCGCCCCCGAGCTCGCCTACCGGGTCGACGCGGACACCATGCGAAACGACCTCGCCATCGGGTACTCCGGGGACGGCACGATACAGATCACCGACGCGACCAGCGTCGCCGCCTACGGCACGAACGGCGGCTCCTGGAAAACCCAGCTCTCGACCGTGGACCAGGCCGAAACCCTCGGCAACCTTCTCGTCGGGTTCTCGAAGGAACCCGCCCCGGTCCTCGACCCGGTCCGTGTGAACGTCGCGGACACCTCCGCCGGCTGGGACTCCGTCCTTGCCCTCGAGCTCCTCGACCGGATCACCGTGAACGTCGTCCCCCGTGTCGGCTCCATGATCGTCCTCAAGCAGATCGTCCAGGCGATCGAGCACAACGTCACACCGGGAACGTGGCAGACCACCTTGACCGGTTCCACCCGCTTTACGAATCCGTTTATCATCGGGGAGTCTCTCCTCGGTGGCTCGGACCTTCTCGTCTAGACTCGGAGCGACCCTATGCCTACACCGCCAGACTTCACGAACGGCACCGCCCTCGACGCTTCGTCCCTCAACAAGATCGGCCTCTGGGAAGTCGCCTCGGTCACCGTAGGAAGTTCGGTTTCTTCGGTGACGGTCTCTAACTGTTTCTCCAGCGCGTTCGATTCCTATCGCGTCGTACTTAGAGGAACAACCGCCACAAACATTGACTGGCTAAAACTAACGCTGAGCGGCGCAAGTGGGTTGTCTTACGCTTTCAATCTTCCGTATTACAACTATTCTACCGCTGGCACTTTTTACTATGTAAACGGTGGTGCAAATCACATAGGGTTCGTGGTTACTGGAACCACAATGTCCGGGGCTATGGACATTCACAACCCATTTGCGACAGCAACCACGGGTTTTTACACAACAGGTGCTAGCGAGACATACGTCAACGCGGGTGGCGGCTATAACAGCAACGTTACCTCTAGCACCGGGTTTACTCTGACACCTAACGCTGGAACAATTACTGGCGGCACCATCACCGTGTACGGGTACGGAAAGGTTTAGGCATGAGCGACCCCATCATCGGCACATTCCACGACGCCCGCACCGGTCAAACCATCACTCGCGAACTCACCCCCGAAGAGATCGCCGCGCTCCCCGAACCGACCGAACCACTCGAGCCCGAGTGATACGTCGACTCCTGCCCCTGGTAGGAGTCCTCCTCGCGATCACGAGCACAGCAACCCGCGCCGAGACTCCCGGCCTCACCGCCACCGGCTACTCAACCGACCTCGCCGCCATCTGTTACGAGGGAACCGTCACGAACCTCGCCCGCAACTACGGCCAGGGCCCCCTCGAAACCTGCCCCGGAGACCGCGTCACCTTCACGCTCACCGGCTCCGTCTGGTCCCCCGGTCTCGAGACCGTCTGGTTCGCCGGCTCCGACGACGGGCTCCGCATCTGGTTAGACGGCGACCTCGTCATCGACGACTGGTATCCGCGCTCCTGTTCCGGCCGCACGTTCACGCCGGCGCTCCCTACCGGGTGGCACGACATCCGGATCGAGTTCTTCGAGGACGGCGGCCACGCCTGCCTCTACGTCGGCCAGCTCCGCGGGAACATCTGGACATGGCTCGGAGAGGCGGACCTGGCAACCTCGGCGCCGGCACCACCGACAACCGAACCCGCCACAACGTCCACCGAATCGAGCACCACGTCCACAACCCCGCCAACGTCGACAGAACCGCCACAAACCAGCGTCGCCCCATCGTCGACCTATCTCGAGAGCACGACGACGACGAACACGATCCAGACCGTCCAGACAACGACGACCGGGGTCCAGTCCACGACGACCTACCAGCCGGTCCCGAGCAGTAGCGCCCCGATCGACACCGCACCGAGCCCGACGAGCATCCAAGCACCCGAGACGACGTCGACCCTGTCGAGCACGACGAGCCTCGCGACGGTCCCGATCCCGAGCACCATTCCCAACGTGACTACCACGACATACACGCCGGCTACCGTACCCGAGGACCTCACCCCGGCCGAGGCATACCAGACCGTCCTCGACTCCCTCGACGAGCTCACCGCCGACGACGCCGGCGAAGTGTTCGCCGCCCTCGACGTCGACACGCTCACGACCGCCCAGGGTGACGCCCTCACCGCCGCCGTCCAGGACGCCCCCATAGAGATCCGAGAACTCTTCGAGGAGAACGTCAACATCTTCGCCGGTGTCACCGACAACTACGTCCCGCTCGGCTCCACCGTCCCGGTCCGTACCCGCCGAGTTATCATCATCACCACCGGGTTACTCGTGGCAATGCCCGCACCATCCACGAGGAGACCCCGATGAGGTTCATAAACGAGAACATCTGGACATGGGCCGGCACCGGCCTCGCCCTCATCACCCTCTCCGGACCTACCCAGTCCCGCGCCCTACTCATCACCGGCGCCGCATTTCTCCTACAATGTGCCCTGGCGATCGTCCTAAAGAAAGACCCCCCGGAATGAGCCTCTCCATCATCAAGGACGTCCTCGGACGCATGATCGCCCTCTTCATCACCTCCGCCGCCGGCGTCGTCACCGGTGCCGCCGTGTTCGCCCCCGACGTCTCCGTCGCCACGTCATGCCTCCTCGCCGGCTCCGCCGCCGTCGTCCAAGTCCTCCAGAAGCTCGCCGCCGCCTCCATCGACGGGAACCTCACGAAGGACGAAATCGACGCCGCGTTCGGAATCAAGGCCGAAACCCGCGCCGCCCACGAGGACCGCAAAGGCCAGCAATGAGCAACACGAAACGGCCCTACACCGGGTTCGACAAGGTCGGCACCGCCACCCACCCCGCCGCAAAGAAACTCGCCGACCTCCTCGGCAAGCGGTACGGCATGAACTACATGGGTGGACTCGTCGTCCGCGTCATGCGCTCCGCACCGGCCGCGATCCAGAAACTCGCCCCAACCGACCCGAAGGCCGCCCCGTACATGAGCGTCCACGCCACCGGCCGCGCCGTCGACGTCGGCCTCAACGACGCCGGCAAGCTCGCCGAGATCGCCGACTTCCTCGTCGCGAACGCCACCGAGCTCTACCTCGAAGAGGTCCACAACTACTCCTGGAAGGCTCCCGGCGCGAAGAAAGCATGGGGCCGCGGCTACCGATGCTCCCGCGCCGACAAGAACGCCGGCTGGGTCGCCTGGGACGCGAACAATAACGGCGGCACCCCAGGCGGACTCTGGCTCCATTTCGAGGTAGCCCCAGGCGCCGACCCCGCCAAACTGGAGGCCGCCTTCCGCGCCACCAAATAGATCTGGACCCTCGCAACGCTTCGACACGGTACGAGCGGTCCCGACCCGGTCTCCTCTCCGGGTCCGCGAGCCCGCCGGCATAGGCCCCCACGCCGCCGGCGGGCTCGCCCCTTTCTAGGGTGCTTGACAACCCCGCCACACGTTCCGCATAATGAGAGAGCCGAGTCGAAGTCGGCCCTAACCAAGAGGAGAACCAATGCGCCGCAAGCGTCCCCACCCATCCCCCGACCTCGTTGAGGTCAATACCGTCCTCCGAGGCATGATCGACCAACTTGAACGGGACAACCATGACCTCGAGTTTCGTGTCGCCCGCCTCGAGCGCGGGATGGAGCACCTCGCCGACAAGGTCTCGGCCTGTATCACCGCCGTCGCCTATTACGAAGGACCAGACGACAAAGAAATCCAGCGGGTCCGCGCCGGCGTTGACCATCTGTTCGTCCTTGTCAAGGACCTCCAAGACAAGACGCTCCCGAAGCCTGAACCGAAGCCGAACCCGGCTTGGGAAAAAGCCGCGACAGCCATTGAGAGCTCAATGAAGCCGGGCACGAAGCCGGCGAAACGAGCCGGCAAACATAACGAGGTCTGGTCCCAGGACGACATCGCGCTCGTGTTCCTTATGAAGGAGAAGGGTGCCACCTTCGCCCAGATCGGCGCGGTCGTGAACCGCTCCGGTGGCGCCGTACAGCAACTCCTCGTGCGCTACCGCCGCGGCGAGAACATCGGCGGCTCACGCGCCCGCAAGACCGGAGGCTCCAAGTGACCGGGAACTACTCCGACCGCCTCGACGGCTACGTCGACGTCGCCGAACGTATCCGCCTCTTCCGTGAGCGTTACCCCGAAGGGTCCCTCCAGCCGGCGAACCTCGCCGCCCCGTGGGAGATCGTGACCGTCGGCGAGCGCACGTTCCTCGTCTACATCGCCGCCGCGTACCGCCACCCCGACGACCCGCGCCCCGGCATCGGGATGGCCTGGGAACCTTTCCCCGGTCGCACTCCCTACACGAAAGACTCCGAGCTCATGGTCGCCGAGACGTCCGCCTGGGGTCGCGCCATCAAGGCCGCCCTCTTGGACGACCGGTCGAAGGTCGCCTCGCTCGACGAGGTTCGCGCCCGACGCTCCGAAACCCCATCAGAGGCGCCCAGGAAGCCCCAGGAGCCCCGAACAGGCGCCACCGGCACCGACGGCCCGAAGATGGCCTCCGACGCCGCTAAACGCTTCCTGAGGACCGTCGCGAAGGCGAAAGGGTACGACCTCCCCGACCTCGGGTCCATGACCGCACGGGACGCCTACGACCTCACCGAGAAACTCAAGGCCCTCCCCGACGCCGGCACCGACCAAGAGGAGCCCTTCTAATGCGCCTCTCCCAGAACACCCGCCTCGTGATCGTGGTCGCCTGTTTCGCCGGCCTCATCTGGCTCTCCGAGTACCAGGTCACGAACCGAGCCGAGTTCGCCGTCGGTGTCCTCGTCGGCATGATCGCCGCCGTCCTGTCCCTCACCATCGCCTCCATGCTGGACATCTAGGCCATGCTCGAGAAAGACTTCGCAACCCAAACCGAGCACCTCCTGAACCTGTTCGGCTGGCGCTGGTGCCATTTTGAGCCCGCCGTCCGCCAGTCCGGCGGCTGGGCCACCCCACTCCGAGGCCAGAAAGGACTCCCCGACTACGTCGCGGTCCGCAACGGTCTCCTCCTGTTCGCCGAGATCAAGGGAGACCGAGGCCGCCTAACCCCCGACCAGGCCGAATGGCTCGACGACCTCCGCCAGGTCGACACGGTCCGCGCCGAACTCTGGTACCCAGAGGACCTCCACGAGATCAAGGACATCCTCCGATGAAAGTCCTCTCCCTCTTCTCCGGGGTCGGAGGGTTCGACCTCGGACTAGAACGCGCCGGCATGGAAACAGTCGCCCTATGCGAATGGGACAAGAAAGCCGCCCACGTCCTCCGCCGCCATTGGCCCGACATCCCCATCTACGGCGACGTCTCCGACCTCACCGGCGCCCAACTCATCGCCGACGGCGTCCACCCCGACCTCGTCGCCTTCGGATCACCATGCCAGGACCTCTCAGTCGCCGGCAAGAGAGCCGGCCTCGCCGGAGAAAGGAGCGGACTGTTCCATGAGGCCGTCCGAATCATCAGAGAACTACGAGAGCTCACAGATGGAACTCTTCCCCGATGGGTTATCTGGGAGAACGTCGTCGGAGCCCTCAACTCCAACGGCGGCGCCGACTTCGGCGCCGTCCTCAACGAAATGGGCAACCTCGGGGCGGTGTTCTCCGAGTGGGCTGTCCTGGATGCTCAGAACTTCGGAGTCGCCCAACGCCGGCGCCGTGTCTTTCTCGTCTCTTGCCTCGATTCTGGTGCCGCTCGAGGATGTCCCGACCCGTTACTTCCTGTCCGCGAAGGCGGCCCGCGGGATCTTGTCCCGCTCAGAGCGGCGTGGAAAGAGTCTGCCACCCGCTCTCGACGAGGCGCTTCGGACGGTCGCGTCGTCGTCATGCGCCAGCGAGAAGGCAAACCGGGAGGAGGGAAAGGACCCCTCCTCTCCGAGGAATCCCTAACCCTTGCGACGGCGAATGACCAGACCATTTTCCAGCCGGTCAACTTTGACGAATACAACGCGACAGGCGGCGACGAGGTACATCACGCCATCCGCGCCGGCACTAAACAGTCGACTGGTGTCGGCCAACCAATAGTCTCGGACACCATTGGAACCATCGGAACTACATGGGGAGCGAAAAACTACTCCAACATCCAAGAAGTCACGCAAGGGTCTCTTGTTCCTATTGGTTTCTCCCATACTCAAGGATTAGACGCGCAACCCTCGGAGGAAGCGTTCCCGACACTTCGCCGCGAAGGAGGAGGCCAGGCCGTCGCCTACGCCTTCTCGCATTACTCATCAGACCCATCTCCACATCCTGATCTCAGTCCCACCCTACGAGCCGGAACTAACGCATCTGGTCACGCCGTCCTCGTCCCCTACGCGGTGCGCCGGCTCCTCCCGATCGAGTGCGAGCGCCTCATGGGCTGGCCCGACGACTGGACCAGGTGGGACGCCGACGGGAAAGAACAGGCCGACTCCCACCGCTACAAACAATGCGGGAACGGGGTCGCCTCGCCGGTCGCCGAATGGGTCGGCCGGCACATCTTCGCCGCCGACGCCATAGGGAGAGCCCGATGACCGAAATCCGCTCGGAGGACTACTTCGC